TTGAAATCAGATATTTGAACGCTCATAAACTTGTTACCTGCCTTGGACTCCTTTATCCAGGCTGCCAATCGTTTGCGCTCACCATTGATGGTGATGTTGCCGGTGTAGTCAGGTTGATTGCTACCCTGTACCTTGTTCTCATTGCGGAATAGTGCACCGCTGTTGTCTTTGTTTTCCATTGTTTATTTGTGTTTATAGATTTTACCTTTACCCACCTCTGTGATGGTCACCTGTAGCACTCCCTTGCGTATCATGTTCATCTGCTTGGCTGCACCATAGGTCAGATCAATCAATACTGCGCTGGACTTAGGTAACCGGTCATTGACCTTAACCACAATCTCCTTACCTGACTTGTTATCCTGTACACATAGCAATGTGCCAAACGGAAGAGTCTTATGTGCGCATGTCAGACTATCTGCATGGAATCTCTCACCGCTTGCTGTGAGCCTCCCTGTCCAATGTTCTCCGTAATAGGTAGCCTTACCCTTGCTCGTGTATAGAAACGCGCTCAGAATGGCTAAAAATAGTGTGTTTATCATCAGTCTAATTGTTTAGGTGTATCAACGCTCTTGAATAATTCAGTCTTTGAATCCAATCTACCTGTGACTTTTATGAAATCAACCTCAATCTTTGCTGATTGGATGATCATGCTGGACAAATTTGCCACCGCATTTGCTTTCTTTATCTCATAATCCAATTGCTCAGGTGTTAATTGGTCGTCATCAATGCGCTCCAATGCGCTGAAAATGTGGTCACGTAGATCACTTAACTTGTTTTTTGCCATGTTCTTGTATTTTTTTAGTTAACTTATTCTTTAATTTTACCACCTCTCTAAGGTGTTCTGGAATATTTGCTATAGAATTCCTTTGTAGATTCTCACGTTTTGATATCAATTTAAGATTATCCAGGTTACAATTCATGCTATTGCCATCCTTAAATGTGACAATCAAATGCCTTGGTATTGATCCATGTGCATCCATCCATATTTTCCTATGCAATAACTCCCAATAATTTTCAGTAATCTTGATGAATTGATACGGTATTCCTGTGGAATCCCTCCGGATGGTTATGGTACCAATAGGTTTGTAATTGAATGGCTTGTGTCCTTTAGGAAAAAACGTCCTTGACATTTTCTCATACACATGTGGCTCTACCTTCATGCCCTTGTTGTGGGCACGTTGCCCCTTTTTGAACTCTGTGCCTGGACTCTGCCTAACTCCCTTCTGAAATACTCCTGACCTTGGATCTGTTCTCCATGTTTTAGGCTTCTTGATTCCATGCTTGACAGCAATCCTGTACACCACAACCATAGAGACGCCCAACAATTGGGCTATCTCCTTGGCTCTGTGGTCGGAATACATTGACCTTACTATCTCAATCATGCTCTGTGTGTATCTCATTGGTCCAGCTTTGACATTAGGATATCAGACTTGTACTCGTTGTAATAATTCCAAGCAGCTTCCAACCTGAGTATCAATTGCTCCTGTGCATCCCAATCACGTTCATACTTCAACACAGTGATGCGTCTATACGGCTCAATGTGACCCACCTGATGTAATTCAGCTGGCTCATATTTGCAAAGCTCTCGATCTGTTTCTACCATGCAGTATATCAACTCAGCTTTAGGCCTGTCATACAGGAACATGTATGCCTGTAGCTGCCACTCATATGATTTGTTATACCCTTCGGATGGTGTTGCTGGCCATGTGGCCCATGACCATGAGGTCTTGATATCAATCACCGTATCATCAGTAAGGATATCGCATTCACCTGACAGGAACATTCTTGATTCTCGGCCTGTGTGCTTGGTGTAGTTATCAATCCGGACCTTGTTCAGCAGCTCAATGCTGTCATGCTCATGTGTGATTCCCTTCTCAAGGTATTTTGAAGTGATTTGATTCTTGAATCCAAACACCTCCTGTTTAGCATTCATTCTCAAAACCGCTTTGGCTGTCTCAGATAGCACCTCTGATTTGTTTCTTGGGCTGGTCATTAGATCCCCGACCTGATGAGCCCTGATGATGATATCATTCATACCTCTACCTCCTGCATTTTTAAGATTCTGTACCCTCTATTCTTGAGATGGTTTATGCACATCTCATCATTCAGTTCAAAATTGATGGCTTGTTGCTGTACCACAGGCTTTCTTTTTACCCATGACCTTGTCCTATGTGGACTGTTGCCAAATTTATCTGCATTGTGCCTCAAATATTGCAACATTATCCCATTGGTAATAACCTCCCTAGGTGCTCCGTTATCCTCTAGTAATCTAGCAAATGTATTGCTAGTGAATATGGTGCCCATCTGCGCCATAGTTTTGTCTAAAATTTTTTCAATAGTATTCATACTCCCTCAATTAATTTAATTTGATCCTCAGTTAACTCATAATTGGCCGTGAATTTCTCCACGCTCCACTTGGCTGTTCCATCTGCCAATGATTGGGCAAACTTATTGACCAGGTCATCGGTTGCCTTAGGCTTGGCAGGTGCTGCCTTGCTTGCACTCACAGCATCATCATCATCCGTTGTAGAGATGGATAGCAAGCTGCTCAATGTGTACCTGCGAAAGTAACTAATTGCCGAACCCATCTGTTGTGGATTGGTGATGGCTGGAAGTTCAATTGATGACTCCACCATATCACCGCTGTCAATGTCAATCAGCTGTGTTGTGACCTTGTTGTTGTTGATTGGCTGCATAATGATCAGGCCAAAGCTAAATAGAACCGGCTCCACCGTGTCCAGGATAGCATTCAAATCAGCATAACGTGAGTGATGTGACTGTGCATTCTTGTACACCTTGCCAATCTCCCTCTTTGCATCCCATACCTTGCGGTACAGCGATGCCTGTAGTTGTTCTTTTTTCATTCTCTCGGGTTTTAATTTATACAAATGTAAACTTTTATTTAATATCTGCAATGAATTTATCATACCATTCCACAAATCCATCCACATCTCGGGCAATAATGTAGGTACCTCCTGCCTGTTCAATTGCTTGTTGGTATTGTTTCTGTGCCTCTGACTGCTTATCCTTGCCATATTTGACCTCTATTTTTACAGATCTTCCTGCAATTGTAGCTGAGATATCAGCAGATCCCTTGGTGCCTGTTGTTGGAATGTACTTTCCCTTACCTATGCTGCGCTCCCTACCATCAAAATCTGTGAATTTCTTAGGCCCAACAAACCGCCCCATGGTGTTGATGCGCTCAGCCTGGTATCCATGTAGCGTTATGAAGTTGATAATTGTCTTTGTCAACTCATTTGCTGAGCTCTCCTTGAATGGTGTGTATGCCAAGCAATGCAATGGCACGTTTGGGAATTTAATTTGCAGCAGCTTGGACTCTAGGTCCTTTAGTCTTTGCCTTGTTTCTCTCTTCATCTTGTATTTGTTTTAACATGTTATATACTGTTTTCCTTGATACACCTAGCACCTCGCTAGCTGTGGTCTTGTTTAGTTCAGGATTGGCCTTGTACATTCCCTTTAACATAGAGAATTTATCCTTGCCTGCCATCCTTCCAGCTTCTAGTAGTTCGTTCTTTTCCTTAACATCCTGTTTCACTAGCTTGCTCATATTGATAAAGTAATTGGATAGCTTCTCAGCACGCAATACTGACTCTTTGGTAATGACCTGAGCAGGTACACTATCATCCAATCCACTCCAAAGACTGTTCAGCAATAGTGCGAATCTTGGAATGTAGCTCTTTTGTTTTGGCAGCATGCTCTTCATGTACTCATTCTCATCATCTGAATTCTGCATATCGGTAATGGCATCATGTATGCGGATCCATTCCTTATTGGCTTCCGTTCCAAAGGTCACAGTCAATGGCTTGATATCACCCTTATCATCAAATTTTAAAAACAAGCTATGGATTGTATGCTGGAATTGGTGAACAAAGCCCTGATACCATTCAATGATTTTCACATCTATGCTGTTTGCATTGTAGTGATTCACTTGCAACTCAGGATAGCTGATAAGAATCCGATCTACAAATCCGTTCTCTTTGTTTTCCCCTGTGGTAAATTCATCAAATACCGATGGCTGAATACCACCCAATACAGGAATCATTGGCTTATCCACAAATGCGCTCTTTGATGTCTTTCTGTTTAGAGAGATGGAGGTACCTGACCATGAGGATAGCCAAAATTCCAAATCGGATCCTTGCCGGTATTTGTTCATGTCTTTAAACCATCCTGCCAGCTCATCCTTGAATATTCCAACGCTATTTGGATTCTGCTCATGTAAGTCCACTAATGCCTCCAGCGTGATGTCACCCACAAGGAATTGCTTGTTAATTGGTTTCTCAATATGCTCTGCCATGGCCTTGTCTTTCTTATCCATGGACTCGTATTCCCTCCACTTAGAATACTGCCTAGCATATTCCTTCTGTTCCCGGATATTTAGATCACGCAATGGGAATATCATTTGGTTTATTGATGGTGTTTTACCTATCCCTGGCTTACCCACTACGGCAATCCATAAACTTGCCACTTCATGCCATCCCGGTTTTACCTGAATTCTCATACTGTTGCCAATGATTACAGACAATAACCACAAGAATGAGGAACCCATGTAATCAATTGACAGGCTTAATGTGTTGGTGCTTTCAATAATATAGCTTTGAATTTCATCAGGAAACACCTCAATTGGGAATTGTGTCCT